CCGGTTCTTGAACATGCGGATCTACCAAAAATAGATAACCCTTACAAGAAAGCGGTAACTGCTGTTATCCTGGAAAACCAAGAAAAAGCTGCGAAAGAAGATCAAGCGTTCTTGGGTGAGATTGCAAACGTAACTGGTTCTGCTGTAGCAAACTGGGATCCGATTTTAATATCACTCGTAAGAAGAGCTATGCCAAATCTTATCGCATACGACATCTGTGGTGTACAACCAATGACTGGTCCAACTGGTCTAATCTTCGCAATGAAGAGCAGATTTACTTCAAACTCAGGCACAGAAGCACTATTCAATGAAGCAGATTCAGATTTCTCTGGAACTGGTACTCATAGTTCTTCTCTAAATCCAGGGTTGATGAACGATACTACAACTAGTGTAACTGCTGGTACTGGTATTGCAACAGCAACTGCTGAAGCAAGTTCATCTTTCGCTGAGATGGCTTTCAGTATTGAGAAATCCACTGTTACTGCTAAAACTAGACAGTTAAAAGCAGAATACACAATGGAACTTGCTCAAGACTTAAAAGCAATCCACGGTTTAGACGCTGAAACAGAATTGGCTAACATCCTATCTGCTGAGATCCTTGCAGAGATCAACAGAGAAGTAGTTAGAACAATTTATGAAAAAGCGAAAAAAGGTGCTAACACTAACACAACTACATCAGGTACTTTTGACTTAGATACAGATTCCAACGGTCGTTGGTCAGTAGAGAAGTTCAAAGGTCTTATGTTCCAAGTTGAGAGAGACGCTAACGTAATTGCACAAGAAACAAGAAGAGGAAGAGGAAATATTATTATTTGTTCATCTGATGTTGCTTCAGCACTACAAATGGCGGGTGTATTAGATTACGCTCCTGCTCTTAACAATAGCCTAAACGTTGACGATACTGGTAATACTTTTGCTGGTACTCTAAACGGTAAATACAAAGTTTACATTGATCCATATGCGTCTAACAACACAGCGGCTCAATACTTTGTAATTGGTTACAAAGGTACATCACCTTATGATGCTGGTATGTTCTATTGCCCATACGTTCCACTACAAATGGTGAGAGCGGTTGGTGAGAACACGTTCCAACCAAAAATTGGTTTCAAAACTAGATACGGTCTAATTAGAAACCCATTTGCGGAATCAAGTGCTCAGACTACTGACACTGGAACTGACCAATCAAACATTTACTACAGAATGGTAAAAGTTACAAACTTAATGTAATTTCACCTCCATACTGGAGATTTAAGAGAGGGGGCGATTATGCCCCCTTTTTTTTGGTTATAAATACTAATATGACAGACGCAACATTAGCAGCAAAACAACCAAGTGGAACTGGATTAGATTATGCAGATCCTACGAAGTTTAAATTTCAAACAACTAAATTACCTAGAGTAGAGTTTAACTGTATTCAAGCGAATATACCAGGTATTACTCTTACAGAGATAAATCAACCTACTAGACTTGTAAATCTTAAAATACCAGGTAATGACTTGTCTTTTGAAAATCTGAACATTACATTTATTGTAGATGAAGATTTGACAAACTATCGTAGTGTGCATGATTGGATGGCAGGACTATCACAAATAGATAGTGACGACAAATACAGAGCATTGATTGCTGACGGTGCAGATAGAATGCCTAGATCACAACAAAATAATTCTACCAATGCAGGTAGTGTGACTAGTGCAACACCTGATGGTGCTATATATTCTGATAGTAAGTTAATTATTCTATCAGCAAGAAATACACCTTTAGTAGAGATAACTTTTCAAGATTGTTACCCTCTAAGTTTATCTGCTCTAGAATACAATCAAAATGCCACAGACGTTGAATATTTGCAAGCGACAGTAAGTTTTGGGTATAAGATACACAGTTATACGACCCCATTTTAAACTTACTATATATTAAAAAGGATTAAATAATGACACTTGATGAACTTCAGGCGAAAGCCGAGAAGGATTTGACAATTGATGATACTGAACTAGACTTAGAAAGTCTAAAGACGCCTCAACTACATTCTCAATATCTTAAAACATATTCAACTTATGCCTTAATGATGAAGAAGGCAGAAGGTGACTATTCAAAACTACACATAAAAAAATGGTTATTCTTTACAGGTAAAGCAGACCCACAAGAGTACAAAGACAAAAACTTTGATCTCAAAGTATTACGACAAGACGTTGATAAATTTATTGACGCTGATGATGAGATAATTAAACAAAGACAAAAAGTTGAATATCTAAAACAAATTTGTAGTTATTGTGAACACACACTCAAACAAATAAACAATCGCACATTTCAAATTAAGAACGCCATAGAGTGGAAAAAATTTACTATGGGTAGTATGTAATGATATTCTGTATTGGTAATGGTGAAAGTCGAAAAGACTTTGATTTACATAATCTAAAACCATTTGGTAAAATATATGGTTGTAACGGATTGTATAGAGATTTTGCGCCTGATGTTTTAGTGGCAATGGATTTCAATATATGTCATGAAATATATCGTAGTGGTTATGCATTTGATAATCTTGTATATTTAAAAGAGTGGGAAAAAAATCCTGCTTCTCTATATGATAAGTTATTTCATTCTGAAACAGCAACAAAGTTTATAGGCAATGTTGACCCTAAAGAATATACTGACGAGTGGGTTTGGAAAGATGAAAAGAAAAAATTTTTTGTATGTTGGGCAAATAACGTAGACCTAATTAGAAAGTTTCGTGAAGAAAACAAAGACTGGCATGAAGACGATTTCAAGTTACACTTTGGCGAAGATCAAGAAGGATATAAAATAACATGGACAAAGAAGAAAGACAAAGTAGTGGGATTGGGCAAGTATCAGAAAGAGAAAACAAACGCAGGTGTCTTAATTGCAATGATGGCAGCAGATGTGGACAAAAAAATATATCTGATAGGTTACGATTATCATTCCAAGTCAAAACTAGTGAACAACATCTACAAGGGTTCAAAAGGGTATGTGGGGCCAAAGGCACAAGCAATTGATCCTCAAAACTGGATATATCACACTAAAAGATTATTAAACAAATATGACGAACATGAATTTATACATGTAGGTGAAAATATAGAAGAATTAGACGAAAGAAAAAACTGGACAAATATATCATATGAAGAATTAAATGAGCGAATTAAAAGTAACAAAGTATAATCAATCCTATATTAAGTGTACTAGCGAAGACTTAGGTTTGTTACAAGACTTATCAGAGTTTTTTACCTTTCAGGTACCTGGTGCTTCTTTTATGCCAAGTGTTCGAGCAAAAAGATGGGACGGTAAGATAAGATTATTTTCAAAAGCAACAGGTAAGTTATATTATGGGTTACTACCCTATGTTAACTATTTTATGCAAAATCGAGGGGGTACAATCATACACGAAGGTTTAGAAAAACTCACCAGCGGTCATCCTCGGAATGATTTTTCCAAGTTTGTTGATAAAATTTTAACTAAATCAATGAAAATAAGAGATTATCAATTAGACGCATTTGTACACGCAATCAATAATAAACGATCAATATTGTTATCGCCAACTGCTTCAGGTAAGTCATTAATCATTTATTGTATTATTAGAATGATGACAACATTACAAAAAAGAAGTTTACTTATTGTGCCAACAACTTCACTTGTAGAACAAATGTATAAAGACTTTCAAGATTATAGTTGGGAATCAGAAAAATATGTACAACGAAAATATTATGGTTATGAAATAGATGATAAGAAACCTGTTGTCATATCTACATGGCAATCACTTGCAACTTTTGATAAGAAATACTTTGAACAGTTTGATTGTATTGTTGGTGATGAGGCACATTTATACAAATCAAAAGAATTGCAAAAAATTATGAGTGCTTGTATTAATGCAAAATATAGAATAGGTACAACAGGTACACTAGATGACAGTAAAGTACACAAACTAGTATTAGAAGGTTTATTTGGACCTGTACACAATGTAACAACTACAAGAGAACTCATAGATAAAAAACAACTTGCAGATTTAAATATACAATGTTTGATTTTAAAGTATGCAAAGGAGGAATGTATTAATGTTAAGGGTTTAACCTATCAAGAAGAAATGGACTATATAGTATCACATCAAAAAAGAAATAACTTCATAAAGAACCTCACAAAAGATCAAACAGGTAATACTTTAGTTTTATTTCAGTATGTAGAGAAACATGGTAAAATTTTACATGAACTCATAGGTGACACTTTAGATCCACACACACGAAAGTTGTTTTTCGTTTATGGTGGTACAGAAACTAAAGATAGAGAAACGATAAGGAGTATTACAGAAAATGAAAACAACGCAATTATTGTGGCGAGTTACGGAACTTTTTCTACTGGTATTAATATTAGGAACTTACATAACGTTATATTCGCAAGTCCTACCAAATCTAAAATTCGTATTTTACAGTCTCTTGGTCGTGGGTTGCGTCTTGGTGACAATAAAGTTAAAGCAACTCTTTATGATATTGCTGATGACTTCTCTTACAAAGAACAAAAGAACTTTACCCTTAATCACTTTATGGAAAGAATAAACACATATTCTGAACAAGAGTTTGACTACGAGTTACATCATGTCGATATCACATAAATAATAATATGAGCAAAGAAAACATTAAAGAAACAAAAATACAAATACCTTTAACTAAAGTATTAATGTTAGCAAACGGTCAACAAGTGATTGCTGGTGTTACACATACTGAGGGCTCAACTTTTGTAAGACTTACAGAACCTTATAAAATAAGAATACATGAAAGTGTGTTAGGCAATAAGGTAGGTTATATAGAAGAAAAAATGTCTTTGACGCCATTGGTCTTTCAAACAACTGATAAAATATATTCTGTATTAAGATCACATATAATAACAATAGGATCCCCAAATTCAAATTTGAGAGAATATTATGATAATGTTAGAATGGGTTTGTTTCCAAGTATGAAAAAAGAATTAGAACCGCTTCAATCAAAAATGTCAATGGATCAACAGTTTGATGAAATGATGGAGAAAATGAATGATGAAGAATATTTTGATATGTTAGATTACTTAAAGGGTAACAAAACTAAGCAATAAGTATATACCTTATCAAAGCGGGACATCCGCATTATACTACTTTTGACACTAATTGTCAAGCACTAAATCAACAAAAATAATAATCACAAAATATAGTACATACAGCTTGACAAAAACACTATTTTGTGATAGAATGTGAAACATTATGACTGTACAATTAAAAAAGAAAAAAACAGAACATTATGTAGATAATAAAAAGTTTCTAGAAGAAATGAAAAAGTATCGTAAAAAGGTACTATCTGCTCGTAATAGAAATCATAGAGATCCTAAGATTAATGACTACATAGGCGAATGTTTTTTAAAAATAGCAAATCATTTATCATACAGACCTAACTTTATTAATTACACATATAAAGAGGACATGATATCTGATGGTATCGAAAACTGTTTACAATATGTAGCAAACTTCGATCCTGAAAAATCAAGTAATCCTTTTGCCTACTTTACTCAAATAATATATTACGCTTTTATAAGAAGAATACAGAAAGAAAAAAAACAAACAACAATAAAACAAAAGTTAATTCTTAAAAGTGGATTAGATGAGATAGTAAGACAAGAAGGAGATAACACAGAATATCAAAATGCATATGCAGATTTTCTGAGAAAGAACATGGTTGTTGATGTTGAACCAGAAAAGAAAGAAACAAAACCCAAACCTAAAAAGAAAAAGATTACTACTAAATTAGAATACTTTATGTAACTATGAAAATTGCTTTAATTACTGACACACATTTTGGTGCAAGAAATGATAATCCTGCTTATGCAAATTATTTTTTTAAGTTTTACAACAATGTGTTTTTTCCATATTTAAAAGAACATAATATAAAAACATGTATTCACTTAGGTGATATTGTTGATAGACGTAAGTTTATTAATTTTAAAACCTCACATGATTTTAGACATAACTTTATGAAACGACTATGGGAAGAAAAAATAGACACACATATTATAATAGGCAATCACGACACTTATTATAAAAACACAAACGAAGTAAATGCTGTTGATGAACTACTAACAACATATGATGGCATTAACGAACCTTTTATATATTCTGATCCTAAGGTTGTTGAGATAGGTGGCATGAGAATGTTATTCATACCTTGGGTAAACTCTACTAACGAAGAAAAAACTAAAATGATGTTAGAACAAGAAAGTGCTGACATTGTATTAGGTCATTTAGAAATTAAAGGTTTTGAAATGCATAACAATATGAAATCTGTTACTGGTCTTGAAAAGAGATTATTTCGTAGATTTGAAAAAGTATTATCAGGACACTTTCATAAAAAGTCTGATGATGGTCAGATATATTATCTAGGTTGTCCTTACGAGTTTATGTGGAATGATTATAACTGTCAAAAAGGTTTTCATATATTAGATACAGAAACAAGAGAGTTAGAAAGAATAGTTAACCCTTATACTATACATGAAAAAATATATTATAATGACGAAGAAAACGATTATAAAGATTTTGATTATGGTAAGTATGAAGACAAGTTTATTAAACTAATTGTAGAAAAGAAAAAAGATTATTACTTGTTTGATAAGTTTGTTGATGGTTTCTATAAGAAAACAAAAGTACACGATATAAAAATTATAGAAGATTACTCAGACCTTGACGCTTCTACTGTGGCAGATGATATCGCAGAGAGAAGTGAAGACACACCAACTTTGTTAGATAATTATGTCAACGAATTAGAAACAGACTTAAACAAAGATAAACTGAAAACTCTTATGAGAACTTTATATACTGAGGCAGGAGATATGGAAATATGATAGTCTTTGAAAAGATAAGATGGAAAAACTTTCTATCATCTGGTAACTCATTTTTAGAAACTAACCTGAACAGCAATTCTACAACATTAATTGTAGGTCACAATGGTGCAGGTAAGTCAACAATACTAGACGCATTGTGTTTTGCTTTGTTTGGTAAACCTTTTAGAGAAATAAAGAAAGAACAATTAATCAATAGTATTAATCTAGGCGGCACAGAGGTTGAGTTAGAGTTTAGTATATCATCAAATCGTTATAAAATAAAACGAGGTATCAAACCTAGTATATTCGAAGTATATCAAAATGATGAATTAATAAATCAAACATCTACAGTTGCAGATTATCAGAAACAATTAGAACATCAAATACTTAAATTTAATTATAGAACATTTACACAAGTGGTAATATTAGGTAGTAGTACCTTTGTACCATTTATGGAATTAAAAGCACCACATAGACGAGAGGTAATAGAAGACATACTTGATATTAAGATATTCTCAATAATGAATATGTTAACAAAGATAAGACTAAAAGAAATAGACGAACAAGTAAAAGATATTGATAGAGACATTACAATATTAGAGAACAATGTACAAAACCAAAAAAATTATATAGAAAAATTAGATATACAGGTCGAAGAAACAATTAAGAATGAAAAAGAAAAGATACAACAAAATACAAATGCAATAGACAAATACAATACACATATCGCAGGCCTAGAAAACGAAATAAACAAATTAAAAGAAACAATAAATGATACACAAACAGTTGTAACAAAAGCAGAAAAGATATCTAGTTTTCAAGCACAGTTTCAAAGTAAATTAAAAGAATGTACTAAACACAAAAACTTTTATGAAGAAAATGATAACTGCCCTACATGTAAACAACTATTATCTAATAAACAAGAACTAATGGCAGATAATAATAAAGAGTTTATGAAATGGTCACAGGCGATAGAGGATAGTAACATTGAATTAAGAAAACTACAAACAAGATTACAAAAGATAAAAACAACAGAATCAGAAATAAGAACCACAGAAATTGACATTGCAAAGTTTGGGCAGTCAAAAACTGAGTTACACAATATTAACACAAAATTAACACATAACATTGAAACGATATCTCAACAATCTAGTGATACAGGTGAAGCGAAAGGTAAGTTATCTGAATTAGAAAGTAACCTAGATGAAAAACAAAACTCTAAGTTAAAGAAAATAGAAGAACATGATTATTTACAAGCCGCAAAACAAATGTTATTAGATACAGGTATCAAAACAAAAATTATTAAACAATACTTACCTGTTATTAATCAGTTAATAAACAAGTATCTTGCAAGTATGGACTTCTTTGTAAACTTTAGATTAGATGGTGAGTTTAAAGAAAC